TTGCCCGCATGCGGGACAAGATCACCGACACGCTGCTGAAGGGCCAGGGCAGCATGACGGGAGCGGAATATCAGGGCTTCCGGTCGCAGCTTGGCAGCGCCGCCAAGGACACGGTTGGCGACACGGCAAAGCGAGCTGCACTGAGCGGCATGAAGCGCGACCTCGACGCCGCAATGCAGCGCAACTTGCCAACCAGCGTGGCGGAGCAGTTGAAAGAGAACAATCGCCGCTACTCCAACATGAAAACGTTGGAAGGCGCGGTAGCCAAGGCCGACGAAAACCTTTCGCCACAGGCGGTGGCGCAGGCGGTGCGATCGCGGCGGGCAGCCGACTACTCAAAGCGGCAGGGCAACCTCGATGAACTGGCGCACGCGGCCAACATGGTCATTAAGCCGTTGCCTCAATCCGGCACTGGGCCGCGCACAGCAATGCAAAATCTATTTAACTTTCCAACCATGCTGGCGTCTGGCGGCGGTGGCACCATAGGCGGCATTGTTGGCGGCGTTCCTGGCGCGGCGATTGGGATGGGGTTGCCATTAGCAGCGTCTCGCGCGGTCCTCTCCAGACCCGGGCAGGCGTATCTGGGCAATCAACTCTTGCCGCAGCGCGGGCGCGATGTTGTGGCGCAGACGCTTGCCCAGAAAGCTGTCTCGCAACCAAGCATCATCGACCGAAATGAGCGCGAGCGCAGAGCCTACGAAGAAAAGCGGAAGAACAGGTGACCCATGCCCCAGGACGGTTCAAACAACTATCAATACCCGCCCGGCACGCCCGGCATTCCCGACACCACCATCGAGTCGGAGGCATACAACACGTTCCTTGATGATCTCGTCCTCAATGATCTCAACATCCCGCGCCCTGTGCATCGTGGCGGCACTGGTGCCAGCACCGCCGACGCTGCTCTCGTAAACCTCAAGGCCGAGAAGGCCGAGCAGGTCGTAACGGCATATCTGTCGCACCTCTGGATGCCTGGATCGTTCAGATCAGCAGTTGGTGCCACCGACGCGCCGGTTGCTGGGCATGCGTTCGCCGGCATCTGCTACATCAACGAGCCGCTGGTTTCGCCGCTAACTAACGCCAACGTGACGGTGGAAGCGCGCGACATGACTGACGGCAAGCTGCACGTCCGGCAGAAGACTGCCGGTGTGTGGGGCGCGTGGGTTGCGCAGGCAGGTGGGGTTGCCGATCTCGACACCGCCTATGTCAACGTGACTGGCGACACGATGACGGGCGCGCTGGTTTTACCGGGCAACGCAGTTGGTGCGCTTGAAGCCGCTCCGCTACAGCAAGTTGTGGCTAAAGCCGGCGACACCATGACGGGATCGCTGATACTGCCGGGTGATCCTGTAATTGCGCTGCACGCCGCACCCAAGCAATACGTCGATGCTCGCGCCATGGACGCAATGGCCGACAGCGGGATGCAGATCAACGGCAGCATGGATGTCAGTCAGGAGCGTGGGCTTAACGTCGATAGCTTTGGCGGTTATCAGTGTGACGTGTGGCAGTTATCATATGTCGGCACGATGACTGTGAATGGAAAACAGGTTTTAGGAGGAAGCATTTGGCCGGGGTTTGCTAATGTTTTGGCTTTAAATTGTGTGACAGCACAAGCTTCTCTTGGTGCTGGCGACTTCGCAGCAATTTATCAATCACTCGAAGGTTATCGCACGGCGCGTTTAGGTTGGGGTACAACTAGTGCAAAGCCGATTACCATCGCATTCTGGACGTCGCACACTCAAACCGGATTGTTCAGTGGTGGTGTACGTAACGGGGCAAGCAATCGGACTTACGTCTTTACCTACACCCAGGCTGCTTCCAATGTGCCGCAATACAATGTTGTTACTATACCCGGTTGTCAGGACAGCACTTGGACGGTTGATAATTCGGTAGGTGTGCGCCTTACGTTTTCTCTTGGCTCAGGTAGTACCCTTACAGCACCGTCCACGAACGCTTGGTTAGCTGGGTCGTATCATGCTGCACCCGGTCAGGTAAATGTCGTCGCTACATCTGGTAATTTCTTCCGTATAACTGGCGTCGTCGTTCTCCCCGGCTCCCAAGCACCAACCGCCGCGCAGTCACCGCTGATCATGCGGCCATATGATCAAGAGTTGGCGACGTGCCAGCGATATTGGCACAAGGTTAGCCATGTCGTGGTCAACTCATATCACGGTGCCGGTGGAACTATAAATGGTTCTTTCACATACCTGAGAGAAATGCGGGCTGTTCCGACAATTGCATTGTCGCCGGTTACATTTTCTAACGTGACGGGGCTAACCCTTGGTTATTCTTCAACGACCTCCGCTGTTTTGCAAACAGTAATAATCGCGACAGGCTACGGTAATATTATTGCTGGCGCGACAATGGATGCGAGGCTGTGATGGCTGAATATCAACTCACCGCAACCGACATTGTCATCCGCACCGAGGACGGCGCGTATATCCCCGCCGATCCGGCCAACCGCGACCGCGCGCAATACCAAGAATGGCTCGCCGCCGGCAACACGCCAGACCCCGCTGCACAGCCACCGCCAGTCGTTACGACGGTTGATGCCAACATGCGGCTCGACGCCGGCATCAACGCGGCGCTGGTGGCGGCAGACGACGTGCGCGACAGCCTGCACGCCATAACGGGCGGGTTCAACGCCGCCAACTTCCAGCAGTTTCTGTTACAGGCGAAGATACTGGCCGACGCGTTCGTCGCCATGCTGGAGGCGCAGCAAGTACAACCGTCGCAGCCGCCATGACAACCAGCGCACTGTCATGGGTTAAGGAGAATTATTTTCTGGGCGGCCTGTTCATCGCCCTGTTCAGTGTGACGGCCTACGTTGTCCGACTTGAGACGCGCGTTGCAACTCTTGAAACAAGGGGCAGCCCGCACCTTGCAGTGATCGATAACCGACTGACGGTATTGGAAAGCACCACCAACGAAAACAAGCGACGGCTGGATAACGTGATCAACATCATGACCAAGGAACTGCACATATCGCCATCGAGGTGACCGCCATGATTGGAACGCTCATATCTATCGTACTGCTGCTGATCGTGCTGGGCGTGATCATCTGGGCCATCCAAGCCCTGCTCCCGCTGGTTCCGCTACCCGCGCCCTTCCACACCGTGATAAATGTTCTCATCACCGTCATTGTGGTGTTGGTGGTGGTCTACATCATCGCCGGGCTGCTTGGCGTGGTTCACCCACTGAGGCTGTGATGGGCCACAACTATTTCGTCTACGCCGCGTGCCTGGGCGTTATCTTGATCGCCGTCGCCTTCCTGCTATCCGGCTGTATCGTGACGACTATCGCCGAGCGCCCGCCGTACTACACGCGCTACGAGGTTGATGCCATCACTGCCGAGAACAACTGCCGGGCGCTCGCTCGCAACATGCTACAGATGGAACGCTGTGCCACGCGACGATAGATATAAGTTGACGGCCCTTCTCGACCGACTGGCAGGACGCGACGAGGCTGGTATCATTCCGCAAGACACAAGTGCCGGCATCGACCGGACGCCAAAGGACTGGTGGACTATGGCCAAGCAGCCGCAGGATGTTTTTCACCTACCGGACGACAGTGCGGCTCCCGAGCCAAAGCCGGTCGTCAAGGTCACGCTCAACGTGCCGGAAGGCGTCGAGCTGGAGCTGACCATCAATGGCGACGATGTCTTCCTGGGCGCCAGCGACCACGAATGACGTGGCGCGATCTGGTCATAACGCTGATCGCAACTGCACTCGTTGGAGCGTTCGTCCTGGCACTCGCAATTATCGTTTCTTTGTAAGTTCACTTGAACACGAAGCTGCCCGGTATGCGCGGACTCTTGATCGCCTCTGCACTATCCCGTCGCAGGCGCGGCTTCATGGCGTGCTTGCGATAGTGTTCGACCCTATCGCGCCATTCTTCCGGGGCTGGCAAGTCTGGGATGGGCGTTATGGTGTCGAGCCGAGGCGCCGGGAGTGGCGTTAGCTGGCACCGAAAACCGTCAATGCGGTTATACACAGCCTGTAAGCGGGCGACCTCGTCTGTGCGAAATTTATCTTCCGCTGCGGCAAACTCCGGTGTTCCCTGCGGCAGATCGAGCAGCACTGCGCCGCTCGGCGACACCTCCGCCAGTTCCCGCTTGGCAAGCTGGGCGGCCTGCCGGCAGACCTCGCAGGCGCAGGGGTTGAGCGCCAGGATCGACAGCTTGGTTTCCAGGTCTAGCAGTTGGGTCATCGCAGCCACCCCGTAGCGGGAATAACCATTGGCAGCGCCCTCGGCTGCTTGTCGAAATGTGTCCCATCCCAGCGATCCTGGAACGCCAACGGCTGTCGCTGACCATCCTGCACTACATCAATTGTCGCCAGGTTTGGGACAGCAGGCACCCGGTCATGGAATTTCTTGATCGACTGCGGCGGCGGCGGCTGTGGTGTTGGTTCCAGAGCGACTGCGCTGAGAAAAGTAACTGACAGCAAAAGGCAGGCAGCAAGGATAACATCCGCAAGTTTTCTGAGTGGGCCAAATGTTATCCTTGGAACAAACAGACATTCCCGCACGTCTGGCGCACACTCAGCCGTGCCTGCCAGTGCCACTTGTTGCCGCTCTGTGCCGGATGGAACTTCAAAAACCCCAGTAAAATGGTGGGCGCTGAAGGGATCGAACCTTCGACCTCTCCCGTGTGAAGGGACTGCCTGGTTTTTGTTTTTCATGGGGTTAGCTCGCGTTCCTTTTCTGTCGCCCGTCTGGCGCACGTTTCGGTGTCGGCAGCTCGGCGGCGCGGCGGGCCTCCGCGGTGGGCTCGCTGTGGCTGTAACGCTCGACTGAGGCCATGTCGGCCCACGCGCCAGTCCTGGTGAGCCCCAAGGCGTCCAGGCCGCCATACAACCGCATCCACGTTGCATACGTATGCCGGAAGGCGTGGAAGGCCGTCCGGTGCGGTAAAACGACTCCAGCGGCCTCGCAGGCCATGTCAAGCATGTCCCGCAGCCGTCCGCTGTTGTGGAACCGAAACAGCCTGCCGCGCCTGTCCATGCCGCGGGGGTGGTTGGCGAGCGCAGCCACAAGGACGGGCGGCAGATAGACGGCGCGGGGCTCGCCCGTCTTGGTGTCGGGGATATAGGCGAACTCGCGGTGCAGCTCGACTTGCTCGCACTGCAAGCCGAGCCCCTCGGACAGCCGCAGGCCGGTGTAGTTCAGAGCTAAGCAAAGCAGCCCAAACTCGGGATCGATCCTGGTGGCTGACTCGATCAGCGCAAACGCCTGTTCCGGCTTGAGCCAGAACGTGCGCTTGTTGCCGCGCCAGCCCTTGGGGCGCCGGATCTTGCGATCCTGCCCGACGTGCTTCAGGACGGCCGAGACGGGCGTATAAACTTGGCGGTTGCGCGTCGAGGCCGGCGCCGCCGGGTACAGCTCGTTGGCCAGCGTGTCTATCGCGATCTGATCTATGTTGTGCAAGAGCTTGTCTTTCCACCGGGTTATGATCGGATCGAGGTACTGGCGCTCGCCGCCAGCGTCCATGTACGCGACGGCCGCGGCGATGAAATAGTCGGGCTCACTTACGGGTTCCGGGCGTTTGGAAAACTCACCACGTTCGGCTTGCCTTTTCCATGTGGCGAAGATCGCTTGGGCCGCCCGGCGCTCAGCAGTGCCTGTGCTCTTGTCCAGTGCAATGCCAAGGTATTTGCCCCGGACGAACCAGTAGGGCGAGCGGCCTTCGCGCGGGGGGGTGAGCTTCCAGGGCATGGCAGTGCCTCGATCAGGCGGTTGATGTCCTCACGCGAAAACAGCTTCCTGCGGCCGAACGTCCGATAGTAGGGGTGAACGCGCAGGAAGTCCTGCAAGGAACGGCGGCTTATCCGCAGTTCGCTCGCCGCCTCGTCCATTGTGAATAACGCTGTCATTTCCGGCACCGCCAGCGTGGACCGTCGTACACCCGGCGCATGTTGTGTTTGGCACATATGTCGCCTGAGACAGCCGCGACTTTGCGCCTCGGCAGCGGCGCGGCTGCCACTGGCTCAGTGGACAACGCCATCATCAGCGGATCTCGCTCGACGGGCCTGATGCTTTCAGTCTGCACCAGCCTCGGCTTGTTCAGAGCTTCTAGCCGCGCCGACATCATTGCCAGCGTGCCGATGTCTTCGCGCCAAACGTCTTCCTGAAACGGCTTGTCCCGAAACTGATGCGTCGGCACCGGGCCACGGCCCAGCGCGATCGTGGCCGCGATCGTCGCCATGACGGCGCCACCGATCAGCACGCTGCGGGCTGTTGGCCTCACCTGTCGCGCTCCAGATGCTCGATGCGCCGCAGGATCCAGCGGACCACCGGCACCGCCATGCTATTGCCGAGCGCGCGATAGCGCGGGCCATCGGCGGCAGGCTTGCCGCGATAGGTGATCAGCGTGTAGTCGTCGGGGAAGCCCTGGAGGCGCGAACATTCTTTCGGGGTAAGTCGGCGTACCGCGCTGGTGGCCATCACATGCGCCTTGTCGCCGCCGCCTTGGCTGGCCCGCAGCGCTGATGGCAACTCCGATATCTCGGCAGTCGAGCCGCCCTCGCGACCGCGCAGCGCAATGGCGACCGCCTGATAGCCCTGCCCCGGCTTGCCGCCTGTGCTGTTCAAGCTGTTGGCTTGCTCGCTGACCCGCACCTCGCCGCGCTGGGTTTCCATGAAGGCGACCGCGACATGGACATCTGTCTCCTTGGCCGCATTGATCGTGCCGGGGCCGGGGCCGGTGCCGGTGACATCGTAGGCCTGCACCACGTTATGCAGCCTGAAATTGTTTTTTCCTTCGTGACTGTAGGTCTTGCCCTCGTTGGCCGTGATCGGATCGGCGACGATCAGGTGGCCCTTCTTGGTGTCGCTGTCGGCCCCCTTGGCATCGCGTTCCTGCAGCGCCCATGCGATGTCGGGGGTGTCCTGCGCGGTGATCAGTCCGCCGTTGATGTCATGGTCGGTGCCGAGCCCGCCGCCTGCGCTAGTGCGTGCGCTAATTGTCGGGGTAATTCTTTGCCTCTCTTTGCGGCGCGGCGGATGATGCCCGCGCACGCCCTCGGGCTCAAGTAATACCGCCGCGGGACGTCGCCAGTCGGCTCCAAGATGTCCGACAACGAACACGCGCTCGCGCCGCTGCGCCACTCCGAAGAACTGAGCGTCCAGCACTGACCACGCGCAACAATACCCGAGCTCATCCACTGTTCGCAGGAAAAGCCCGAAGTCGGATCCGCCGGCGCTCGACATAAGACCGGGCACGTTCTCGAAAACGAACCAACGGGGCTTAAGTCGGTCAACAATTCCCAGGGCGACGAGGGCCAGGTTGCCGCGCGGATCATCCAGCCCGAGGCGTCGTCCCGCGACCGAAAAGGACTGGCAGGGGGATCCGAAAACAATGACATCTGGCTTGGCGATGGCCGCCGCTCGCTCTGTGAAGTCATGGGCGGCAACGTCTCCGAGGTTGACACTATGCGGGTGCCGTTGCGCAAGGACCGCGCAGGCGAACTTGTCGATCTCGGCGCACCAGCGCCAGTCCCAGTGAGGCATGGCCTCTTCCGGCGCACCGATCCCCGAGAATAGCGTCGCCGCCAACATCATTCACTGTCCTTGATGACCGGCGCGCTCTCGATGTCATGCTCGCGCAGCACCGCCGCGATCAGCGTGCAGATGGTTTTCCATTTCTCGGCCTCGGCGATCTTTTGATCGCGCATCAGGAAAGCTGACTGCATCCGGGACTCGTTGTCGTTCATGATCGCCGCAGATGCCTCGGCGGCCACCTTGTGCGCGGCAATGTCTGACTTCAGTTGCCAGACCTGTTTCTTGAATTCGTCGCGCTCGGTGATGACATCGTGGTTCTGCTTGACCGCCGATCTAACGACGGCCTCGTAGTCGTCGGGCAGATGCTCTTGGCCGTTCGTCTTGCCGAGTTCGTTCATTGGCCGCTCCCTTGGGTTGAAACACTGGGGTGGCGAAGGGCGAAAACCAACGCCAACCCCAGGCTCGCGGCGCGCATGGAAAGGGTATCGACCCTAACGACGCGCCGTTGAGTGCTTAAGCCTGCCTGCGGCGCCGACGAGCGAACGCGATCAAGCCACCACAAGCCGCGATCAGGCCCGGCAGGCCGGCACCAGCGATCGGGCCGGGCACCGCAACTTGCGCGTTGGGGTTGATGAAGAAGCTATCCGGACCGTCGTTCGCACCCGAGATGCGTGCGAAAAAGATGATCTGGTCACCCAACGCGATGTCGCCGCGGTTGATGTCAAACCCGCTCAAGGTCCAGTCAGGATAGCCGGTGCCGTTGTTGGCGTTCGCCAACAGCGTGCCACCCGGCCCCGGCGAGAACACCGCCAACACCGTGTGCTGCGTCAGGTTCAAGAACCAGAAGCTTTCCAAGGTCTGCGGAGTGTTGGTGTCGTTTACGTCGATGCCAACCGTGAAGTCGGTGCGGCCAAGCAGGGCCAGCTTGAAGGCGGTGCCGTCGCCGATGTTGTAGCCCGCACCGATCTGATCGATGGCGAGGCCACTGCTCTGCCCACCGTTCGGAACGACGGAGGTAGAGAAGAACGACACGTTGGTTTCGTTGCCGGTATTGCCGAACAGGTTGTAGCCGAAATTATCCGGTTGGTGGGTTTGGTTTTTGCCGCAGATGATACAGGGAATATTGTCAACTTGATTCCCAGCCGGGACTGTCGGCGACAGTATCAATGTGCTGGCATTGTCGATGTTCCAGTCTCTCGGCCCGTTAGCGTCAAACCCGAGCGTGACGGTGGCCGCACTTGCTGGCAGCGCGAGCGCCACCAGTGCAGCAGTAGCAAGCAGTAGCTTTCTCATGGTAGTCGTTCCCTCTGGTTAAACTTCACTTCGTACGCACTCACCGTTCACGACTCGCATACACTGGCGAGCCATCAAATTTACGCCACGCGCGCAGGCTGCGCTTCTTTCGGATGCCCATGTTGCGCTCGCGGATGCGGCGGCCCTTGGCTATCCGAGGAACGTCGTCTTTCCCGGTTTTTTCCTTGTGGCACGGGACGCAAAGCACCTTGCAGTTTTCCAACACCGGCTCGCCGCCCAGATCATCCGCCAGTTCGTGATCGTAATGCACCAGCTTGACGCGCAAGTCCGCCCCACAGGCCTCGCAGTGACCGCCCGCTCTGATGTACGCGGCGATCTTTACCTTTTTGCTGAACTCGCGGCGGCTCATTTGGTTATGGCCGGTAGTCCAGCATGTTCAGGAACAGGAGGAGGAAGCAAAATAAGCCTATTGCGAGGAGATATCCGTGCATCAGCATCCCTCCGTTGCCGTCACTTTGACGACGGCGCGCTTGATCTCCAGCACGGCATGCAGCTCGCGCTCGATCTGCGCCTCGGGCAATTGCAACGCCCGTGCCATGTCAACGGTGTCGAGGCGCTCAGTCCACATGCCGCGGATGCGTTGACGCAATTCCTTGCGCTCGTGATAGGGGATCATGCCGCCACCCGCTCGTCATGCAGCTTGACGCCATGCTGCGCGGCGAAGGACTCGATCAGCGTCAGCAGATCGGCCATTTCAGACTTGGACAGATCGGACGAGGACCGGCCCAGGTTAACGAAGCCCGAGCCCTCAAGGTTTGGCACGATCCGCAGCTCGCGGTTGAGGCCGTCCATGAAAATGAGCTTCCAGTCGGCGGCTTTCAGTTTCACGCCGTGCCAAGGCAGTTGCTCGGCAATGTCGGTAAGACTGGCCCAGAGCTTGTCGTTCTGCGGCAACGATCGTCGCGAAGACTTGAACTCAATGCGCGTTCCGTCTGGTGCCTTCTGACACCAATTGACAGCGCGCAGCCTGTCCTCGTTCCCCCGCAATACGATCGTTGCCCGGCTCACGCGGCGCTCCTCTTCAGCGCCTCGCTGGCGACCTCGATGTTGGTGACGATCCTGTCGTGTATTTTCGGGGCGTCGATCGCGACGTTATCAAGCCGCGTGCAGTTGACATCCATCCACGCTTTGATCTCGGCGTCGGTCTTGGCTGCCTTGATCGCGGCGACAAACTTCGCCCCCCAGCGCATGTCGTCCGGTTCAACGATCTGGTGCGGTGTTACTTCGCCGGTTTCGGGGTGGACGGGCGGCTCGACGGCAACCGGCTTTTTGGGCGCGGAAACTGTTATCCCGCCCTTCTCAGCCGCATCTGCGTCGTCGTCGTCATCCGCGGCAATGCCTACTATCGCAGCGAGAGAGTATCTTTTGGCGTATGTGGTTGCGCTGCCCATTTCCTGCGGTTTGCCAGAGGACGGAAGCGGATACTCTGATCGCAGAACTTGGCCAGACGTGTGCAGCAGCATGGTGGCCAGGATCAAACCGCCGTCGCGTATCTCTATGGTTTGAGTCCAGCCAATGCCATTGTCGGACAGCGGCTTTCTGATCGCGTCAATGATGGACGCGAGATCGGCGTACTTGTACGAACGTCCGCTGAAGTTCACGATCTTGTTGAACTTTGCCGGCTGCATTGCGCCTTGCGCCTTGGTAAGGGCCGCAGCAAGTTCGTTTAGGTTCTCAGTCTGCATGGTTATTCCTTGTTGGTGGGACGGAAAAACTCTCCGTGTAATTGCTTGGCTGTCGCCACATAGGCAGCGTGGGCTTCGTCTGCGCTATTGAACGGCCCGAGGCGTTTGTGAACATCGCGAGAGCGAACAGCCGAATACCAATACTTGTCGCGTTTGCTGTAGTAAGCGCCCTTTATTCCTGATGCCCCGTCCCTGTGGCGCGGAACGTTTGCCGCGTTCTGCGCTCTAGTGGCAGTCCGCAAGTTTATTATTCTATTGTCTGAGCGGATGCCGTTGATGTGGTCAATTTCCAATGCTGGAAAATGCCCGTGCATCGCGTACCATGCGAGGCGGTGCGCGTAGCAAAGTTTGCCGCCAGCGTAGATAGTCCAATACCCGAGGGCACTAAGACCACCGGCAATGGCTCCAGCGGCCCTCGGCCCGCGCCTTACGAGCCAATAAAAATTTCCGGTTTCTGGTTCGTATCGAAGATATTCAAGGGGGTTCATATGGTCCCCCGAACCGAAAGGTGGCCAACCTTGTTGCGCTTGATCTCTACGCCGGCCCCGTAGCATCGCGCAGCATCGGCGGGGACCAACGCCTTTAGTTCTTTTTCACTAGCTTCGCAGTCCTTCTTGGCTTGTATGGTGCTGAGCCAAGTCGCCGCCTGTGCAGTCCAAGAATTTAAGCCCGACATATCAACCGTTTTGACGGGCGCCGGGGTTGCGATCTTCTCAACGAAGCCACCCGGCGGCGTTAAACTGAGGACGCAGTCCCAGAACGCATCAAGGCGTTCCCACACCTCGGCCTCGTAGTCGGCCGTCCAAGTGACGGGACACTCGACAGGCTCGGAGCCGCCATGAACGATCAACAGGCTCGCGTTCTCTGCGCCAACGCAGTCTCGTTGGACTATGACTTGCGGCGTGTAGTAAGCGATCACCTCTTCCATCCGGCGCCACTGCCCGACGACCTTGGCGTCGAGGACCGTCTTGTCAGTCTCGCGGTAGCCGTCGAGCGTGCAGCCGAGCCAGGGGCGGTGCGGGTGAGGCACCCACTCGCCGCGGCGCGTAAGCGGGCCATGCTTTCGCTCGTGCCAGTCCAGAACCATAGGTTCAAGATAACGCCCGAGCTGGACGGGCCAATTGTTATCGAAGTTCGGCGGCTCGTAGGCCGGATCGCCAGTGAGGCGCTGCCACTCTTGCAGGATCTGATCGGACTTGCCGGCCATGAGGGCGGGCAGAAAACTTGCGCCAACTCGCGTGTCGCGAAGCGGGCTGAGTGGGGTTGCGTCGAGCATTATATTTCCGATGGTGTTAGTTGTTGCGCAAAGTGATAGATCGGCTTCTCGGTTCCGCCACCAAACTCGGACACCAATGGAAAGACGCGTTCCAGCCTCGCGTATAGTTCCTCGCCATGATCGGTGTGAAACCTGTCGAGCAGCTTGCCGAGCGTTTCGACGGTTTCGGCGATAGTTCCGGCGTCGTCGGCGGCTTGTTGAAGGTTCTTCATGTTCATGGCTGCCCCAATATTGCTGCCCACAAGAGCAGGGTTGCGAGGAACAGCGTCATGACGACGCCTTCAAGCAACAGCGCAGCGGTTTCGTCTCGGTAGCTCATGACCGGCACTCTTCGCAGAGGAACGTATCGACGCCGCAAAATGTTGTGAGGCCCATTGCGCTGCGTGGAAATTTCTCGTCGCAGCAGTCGCATTGGCAGTCTGCGTTTTCCTCCGCATCAGCAGCGTCCGCTGCCGCGTCCAGTGCGGACTGTGTCTGGTCGTAAAGCTTGTCGAGCAACTCGCCAGTGACTTCTGCGGTGGCGACTTCACCGCGCTCGCGGTTGTTGAACGCGGCGAAGGCAAGCTGCGTCCGAATGCCAAGCCAGTCCTGCACCGACAGCTTGACACTCAGCGGGCTGTCGTATGTGACGGGAGCCATTGCTCAGCCCTCCACAACGCGGGTGGCGGCCTTGCGAACCAGCTCAGAGCGGCGGCTCTTGGTGTACTTCCACTCGCCGGTCTTGCGGTCACGCTTAACCTGTTCGCCCTTCCAGCAGTGCGCCAGCTCAGGGGAGACGTTCTCGAAGACTTCGTAGAAGCGGTTGTCTGAGGTTTCGATGATCATGTCCGTCCTCGTTGTTCGTGAGGACAATGAAAGCATAGCTTTAGTCTTGGCGCAAGCCTAAAACAAAGTATTGCTTTATATTTTGTGGAAATTGAAAAGCCTAGATAATGCGGGACTTTAGCGGCCTAGCGGCGGGCGCGGATGCCGGTGACCCTGGCGGCCCATTCGATCTTGACGTCCTTGATCGGGCGCACTTGCTCGTCGTTTGACAGCAAATGCAGGGCTTTTCCGACCCTGACGACCTTCTTGATGAGGATGCGACCGTCCTCCAGCCCCACGACACAGAGCTGGTTCAGCAGGTCGTCGGTAAATGGGCGCCGAACGTCGTCGTAGATGGCATACCAGCGGTCAAATACCTTGCCGAGCGACTTGCCGCGAATTTCGACGGCGACCGCATGGGCCGGATCGAGGTCCGAGGCGTGGATATGGTCGAGTTCGCCGGCCGGGTAGAACGTGGTTTCGCCGCCGGCACTGACATAGCCAACCACGCGCAATTCCTTGCTGTGTCCGGGCTCGGCCTGATCGGTCTCGCTTTCGAGCAGCCAGTCGGTGGTGGTGTCGAGCAGGACAGCCAGGGAGCCTACCCGATCAACGTCCGGCCGATCGGTGCCGCGTTCCCAGCCTGAGATGGCCTGCGACGATATCCCAAAATAGTCGCCAATATCCTTCTGCGTCAGGCCTTTGGCGCGACGCGCTTTCAAAAGCCTGTCTTTGAACGCCATCCACACAGGATAAAGACCAGCTTTATTTTGATAAACAAAGCCATACTTGCATTTTGCTGTCAAGTATGGCTTGGATATGCGCCATGAAAAACCGTGATAGGGCGCTTGAGCGCGCCATTAAAAAGCTCGGCACTGCGTCGGCGTTAGCGGCGCGTGTGGGCATCACCAACCAGGCAATTTCGCAGTGGCGGCGGGTGCCGTACTTGCGGGTGCTTGAGGTTGAGCGCGCCACCGGCATCCACCGCACCGAGCTTCGCCCAGATATTTACCCGCCGGAACTTGAGCGCGGTGTCGCATGACAGATCAACTGCCTGCGGCATACAGCGCCGCGCAGAAGGCACTCGCCCGTGCCGTCAAGATCGAGCAGGCCGCGCATGTTGCGGGCGTTGCCGAGAAGATGGAGGCGTTGGCGATCAGGGCCAAGGATGCGTTGCTGTCTGGTGATGCAGCCGAACTCAAGGTCCGCGCGACTCGCAAGGTTGGTGTGCTGATCAAGAACGAGAAGGCGGCGGGCACGCTGGCGAAGCCAACTGGAGGACACAGACCTAGAGGGCAAAGGGTTTTGAAAAACCCGTTGTCCCTCGACTCTCGCGGCGTAGACAAGAACCTCGCCCACCGCGCGCGCAGCCTTGAGGCAATGCCGGAAGATTCGTTTGAGCTTCAGGTTACTAGGATCAGGCGGTTGGCGGCGGCGGCGGCGGAAGGCGACCGCGAGGTTGTGCTGGCGGCCAAGGCCGAGCGGCACGCCAAGGCGCGCGCGCGGCGAGCTGAGCGCGAGACTGCAGTCGCCGACAAGATCGCGGCACTGCCGGATAAACGCTATGGCGTGATCTACGCTGACCCGGAATGGAAGTTCGAGACCTACAGCGCCAAGGGTAAGCTCGAGACATCGGCGGAAAATAGCTACACGACCAGCACGCTCGATGAGATCAAGGCGCGCGACGTGTCGTCGATCAGCGCCAAGGACTGCGTGCTGTTCCTGTGGGCCACGGTGCCGATGCTGCCGCAGGCGATCGAGGTGATGGCGGCGTGGGGCTTCGAATACAAGTCGCATGCGATCTGGAAAAAGGACAGAGGCGGCACGGGCTACTGGTTCATCAACTGGCATGAAATTCTGTTGGTAGGTACGCGCGGCAGCATCCCGGCGCCGGCGCAGGGTCTTCAGTGGGGGTCAGTGATCGATGCCCCACGTGGGCGGCACAGCGAGAAGCCAAAAGCGTTCCATCATCTCATCGAGGACTACTTCCCCAACATTCCGAAGATCGAATTGAACGCGCGCGCCAAGCGCGACGGTTGGGACAACTGGGGTTTTGAGGCACCGTCTGAGGCTGCGGAATGAATGACCCAGCCTATGAGAAATATCGAACAGCCAAGATCGAGAGTGGCAAGGTTTATCAGGACTTTGTCGTTGATGCCTGCTGGAATCTGCTCGGACTGGCGATCGTTCAATATTCCAGCCGGGTCTACCAGCAAACCATTGGTGAAAGTAAAACCGGCGCCGAGATCAAGCACGACGAGAAATTTTCACACACCGGCAACCTCTGGATCGAGATCGAGGAAAAAGCCCGGCCGCGCCCCGGTCCTTATGCGGCCGCCGGCATCTATCGCAACGACAATACCTGGCTGTATATCATTGGCAATTACGATCACGTTTTCATTTTTCAAAAGACATTGCTGCAGATATTGCACCGCTCGGGCAAGTGCCGGGTGATCGAAAACAATACGCAGACATCGCGTGGATTCCTGTTGACCGAGGCTAACGCGATCAAATGGGCGGCAGCGGTCCTGCACCCACTCGCGTCGGAGCGGATCAGCAAGGTGATCGGCGATATGTCGAAGCTCGGGCGCGAGCTGCACGAAGCTACCAAACGGAACCTCGATCAGCTCGATCTGTTCGCCCATCAAGAGCCAAGGGCGGATGAACGCCCATGAGCGGCCCCGCCCAACGAAATGCTGCCCTGGTACCGCGTCAAGCATCGGCCGGCCCGGCACTTGTGGCGTCCGGGCCGAAACGCCGGCATGCGGAAGACGACTTGCAGCGCGCTGTGGTGCTGCACCTGCGGGCCAGAGGCGTCCCTGGGTTAGTTTTTTTCCACGTCCCCAACGGCATGAGGCTGGGCGGCAAAACTAACGCACGTGGCGTGCCCCTACAGGCATTACGGGCCAAGGGCCTCGGCGTTCAGCCGGGCGTATCGGACCTGATCCTGCTGCACCGCGGCAGGTTTTTTGCGCTGGAGCTGAAGGCGCCAGGCGGACGGCCGACTGAAGCGCAGATGGAGTTCGCGAGCAACGTCAAATTTGCCGGCGGCAGTAGCTGCATAGCGTCCGGCCTCGACGCAGCGTTGCTGGTGCTGGAGCGTTGGGGACTGCTGCGTGGGGAGGTGGGGTGAGCCATGGCCTTTGAGATCGACATCAAGAAACGGACGTCCGGACGCATCGACATGCTGCATGAGGGCCGGATCGTCGTGCAAGTCGTTCCCGACAAAACCTATCCAGGCATGTACCGCGTTCTGGCGAACAATGAACTGTCCGACACGGTGAACCTCTCGCGCGCGACAGACGCCGCGCGAATGTTGGCGCAGTCCATACTCAATAGAAACGGCACAGCAGCCGAATAAGCCACGGCTGGTGAGTTATTTGTAAAAACCCGTGCGTGAGTAGCCGCCCCCCCCTAATTTTAACCGGCCAACCTCAATGCACGACTCCACAAGCTTTGACTGGAACGCAGACGCGCTCGCCACGCTGAAGGAACTGCTCGCCGCTGGGCGCACGTCCCGCGAGATCGCGCAAGCTCTCGGCGTCACCCGTAATGCCGTGATCGGCAAGTCGCGCCGCATTGGCCTGAACTGGGCCGCCCGGAAGGGCAAGCCACCCAAGCCGCCATTGCGCCGCCCCCGCAAGCGCAAGCCGCTGCCGTTCATGGCACGCCGCGCCAAGCCCAAGCCGTCAGGCCCGGTGCATTTCCGCGACCTCGAAGCCCACCACTGCCGCTGGATACCGGGCGAGCCCAGCACGCAACTGTACTGCGGTGCCGAGCGCGTCGAAGGCTCGTCGTATTGCGGCACACACACCCGCGCCGCTTATGCACACCCCCCTGCCAAGCTGAGGCAACAATGGGCACGCTGAGATGGTACAAGCGCGATCCGCGGGCGGCGCTCATTGGCATGCAGGGCATGACCAACGAGGAAGTTGGCGCATACAACCGTATTCTAGACTTGATCTATATCCACGACGGCGCGCTGGGCGATGATGCCGACTACATTTGCCATGCACTCAAATGCAACATTAGAACCTGGCGGCGGCTTAAGGCGCGACTGCTCGACCTCGGCAAAGTTTATGTCCACAACGGATGTCTGCGCAACGAGCGCGCCGACGACGAAGTCGCAAACGCCCAAAGTTTGCTGAAACTTTCGATCGAAAGTGCCAATAAAAGGTGGGCCACCTACAATGAAATCAAGCGCTTAACGAATGGGTACCCAATGCTACCTACACCTACAAAGAAGAATTACTTAAGCGCAAGGATCGTGCCAATGGCCAAGGGGACAACCGACAAGAAATAAGGATAGCGAGGATAAGTCATGGACAACGAACCAACACTGGACAACCCTGCGCTTCTCGACCGTCGTCGAATATGCGGACGGCAGCGAGCAGTATCTGTGCCGCTTGGTCAGCGTCAGTATGGCGGTTGTGATCTTCAAAGATGCGGTCGAAACGGCGAAGCGCGTGCCGCACATCATGACCAGGGTGCTCATCACCGATGGCGGCGATGAGGTCGCAAAGGAATGGCCGGATGGCTCGTCGAGCTAAGCGATGGAATGAGATACTGGAGATCGAGCGGCTGCGCGCCGAGATCGAACGGATGCGCGCTGACGCTGAGAAGATTGCGAATACCTCTCTCCATCAACGCGCTGATCTGATGGCCGAGAACGAACGGCTGACGCTGGAGAACTGGCAACTGAAAGGCGCGCTCGGATATGCGGTGCCGGGCCACATCCCCGAAGGCGATTTCAAGTGCGGGCTGTGCGATGCCAACGCCAAAGGATATTTCACGTGAAACTTAGCGAGCGAACGCGTACTATCGCGCGGGCGAGGCACACCATGGCCGGCGGCAAAACAATTCCGATCATCGACAGCGCCGTCGAAGCCGGCGACCAAGCCCTGCGCGAGGAATTTGCCGCCATGATCAACGCCATCGACGCCCATATCGCACTGCTCGAGCACAAGCTCGATCTCAAGATCGCTGAGTTGATCGCAAAACGAGACGAGGAGGAGGGGGCAGCCCCTTAGCTAAATGGCTAAAATGCCAGCAGATTTGCGGTCTTTATGCCGATCCTACACAGATACGACAGTCAGGATGGTGGCCGGCATTGCCAAGGACGGCACCAGCGAGACGGCAAGGCTCACGGCAGCCCACATGCTGTGGGAACGCGGCTGGGGCAAGCCGCAACAGGACAACACCCTCGAGATCAAAGGCGAGATCAAAGTTGTGCTGCGCAAAATGCTCGAGGACGACGGTGAAGACGAAAACAAATTTCGAGCGGATACAACGCGAACGAGCCGATAAATGAACGCGCCGCTCGGCAAAACCTACCTGCCGCACCAGGGCTGGGAGCCGAGGCAACACCAGAAGAAGCTTTGGCGCTATCTGATGCGCGGCGGCAAGCGCGCGGTGGCCGTCTGGCACAGGCGCGCCGGCAAGGACGAGATCTGCCTGCACGCGACGGCAATGGCGATGATGGAGCGCCCGGCCAACTACTGGCACATGCTGCCAACCTACACGACGGCCCGCAAGGCGGTGTGGGACGCCGTTAACCCGCACAGTGGCCGCAGGCGCATTGACGAGTGTTTTCCACAGGCACTGAGATCAAACACCAGGGAAGATCTCATGCAAGTCCGCTTTCACAACGGCAGCACCTGGCAGGTTGTCGGCAGCGATGCAGTGACGAGCGGCTCGGGCATTGGCTCGTCGGTTGCCGGGATCGTTTTCTCAGAATATGCGCTCGCCAACCCGGCGGCCTGGGCCTACTACCGCCCGATCATTGAAGAGAACGGTGGCTGGGCGGCGTTCATCAGCACGCCGCGGGGCCGCAACCATTTCCTGCAGCTCTACGAACACGCCAAGCGGACAGACGGCTGGTTTGCCGAGTTGTTAACAGCCAGGGATACCGGCGCACTCACCGAGCAGGCGCTCGACGAGGCCCAGAAGGAACTGAACGCGCTCTATGGCGCCGATCACGGGCGCATGATGTACGAGCAGGAAATGCTGTGTTCGTTCACGGCGGGCGTGCTGGGCTCGTTCTACGCACTGGAGATGGCCGCGGTGCGATCGGAGGGCCGCGTCGACGAGATCGAGGCGTTGCCAGATCAATTTGTCCACAGGGCCTGGGACCTGGGGGTAACTGACGACACCAGCATCTGGTGGTTTCAAATTGTTGGCGCCCAGGTGTTCGTGTTGGACTGCTACTCGGCGAGCGGCGTTGGCGTCGAGCATTACGCCGAGGAGATCAAGAAGCGGGAGCACCAGCATGGCTGGCGGCATGGTACTGACTTTGTCCCGCATGATGCCAAGATCAAAGAGTGGGGGAGCGGCAGGACACGCGTCGAAACCATGCAGGCTCTTGGCCTTAAGCCGTTCTTGGTGCCTATGGCTTCTATTGCTGACGGGATCAACGCGGTGCGGCGCACGTTGCCGCTGTGCGTGTTTCACCCGCGCACAGAGGAAGCGGGGATCGCGGCGCTCGAACAATACCGGCGCGAGTGGGACGACGAGAAGAAGGCGTTTCGGGCAACGCACGTCCATGACTGGACGAGCCACCCGGCTGACGCCTTTAGATATCTTTCGCTGGCGTGGCGGCATATCCCGCGGCAGCCAATTGAGACTAAGATCGAGCCAGGCTCGTGGATCATCCCGCCACCGACAGACGAGCGCGACATGAAGGGGCTGCGGCTGTGACGTTGTCCGAGCAGATCGAGGCCAACAAGCTGACGATCGCGGAGCTTGAGGCGGTTGTGAGTATACTGGACGAGGTGGTGAGTATTGGTATTCCTGACGACGCGCCGTTGTCTGGGGCTTTGAAGGCCGCGACGGCAAAGATGCACTGGCACATTGCCGCGTCTCGCAACGAGGTGGAGTACTCATGAAGAAGCGCGTATCGAAGCGCCGCTGGAAGGCTCGAGCCGCTGCCGGGCGCGAACTGCCGCTGACGGCGATCATCGGGTACGATCTGGCGCGCTGGTTTAAGTTCGTGCAGGCTAGTCCGCTCCGAGAGGTTTATCGGGTGCAGCAATGACACCGGCACAGCGCAAGTACGACATTGATCTCGTTGCCTCGATGCGGCGCATGGCGCAGCGGATCGAGCCGCGCAGCCGTCAGCTATCGGATGCCCTGAAGCTCGCAGCTACGCGCATTGATGCGCTGAGTTCAGCGGCGCCGGTTGAGCCGGAACCTAAACTAGCGCAAGATGGCCAGCTAACTCACCAGCCCGCGTCAAACAAGCCGGATCAAGCGCACGCTTGAACCGGTGAGGGGTTATGGCAGACGAAGACAGAAGCCTGGAGCCGGCTGAAGAAGAGCTGGCGCCGACAGGCGCCGACGAGCGCGCGGGCGATCAAGAATACAACCCGGCCATGGAGCCTGAGAGCGCCAAGGCATGGATCAACATGCTGCAAGAGTCCGAGAAGGCGTTCGAGGAGTGGAACGAGTCTTGCGACAATATCGAGCGCATGTTCGCGAACCTGAGTTTTCTGCGCTCAACGACACGCGATCGGCAGTTCAACCTGTTCTGGGCCAACTTAGAGATATTGAAGCCGAGCATTTACGCCAAGCCGCCAGTCCCCGTGGTGGTGCCCAAGTTCAAGGATAGGAGGCCGTTGTACCAAACCACCAGCGAGTTGCTGGAGCGGTGTTCGGTGGTGGCGTTCGATCTGACGCGCATTGACGATCTGCTGAAGCTGGTGCGGGACGATCTGGCGACGACAGGCCGCGGCGTAGCGTGGTGCCGGTACGAGCCGGCCGACGAGGACCGCGAGCAGTCCGAGTACGTCTGCGTCGACTTCAAGGGGCGCAAGGACTTTTTACACAGCCTATCGCGCAACTGGCGCGAGGTGACGTGGGTTGCGGCGGCCTCGTACATGACGCGGGCGCAGGCCAAGTCGCGGTTCAGCAAGTACTCAGGCGACGAGTACCAGCGCGCCGAGTACAAGGTTGACAAGGACGCGCAGGAGATCGGCGGCGCCGACAACCGCGAGCGCGCGCAGTTCTGGGAGATATGGCACAAGGGTTTGCGTAAGGTTGTGTGGGTTGCCGAGGGCTGCGAGGACGTTCTCGACAGCGCCGAGCCCGACGAGCTAGCCGATCTCAACAACTTCTTCCCGTGTCCCATGCCGGCGTATGGCGCCACGCAGCCGGGGAGTCTGATCCCGGTCCCCGACGTGCTGCAATACAAGGATCAGTTGGACGAGGTAAACACGCTGACCGGGCGGTTGCACGCCTTGAGCCAGTACCTGGAGGTGAAGGGGTTTTATCCGGCCGGCAGCGCGGAGATCTCGGATGCCGTGCAGGCCGCCGTCAAGATGAAGTCGCCGGGGCGCGTGCTGGTGCCGATCAGCAACTGGGCGGCGTTCGGCGGCAGCACGGAAGTGATCATTTGGATGCCGATCGACATGATCGCGCAGACGATCACCCAGGTCATTGCGGTCAGAAAACAAATTATCGAAGACATTTACCAGATCATGGGTTTGTCCGACATCATGCGCGGCGCCACCGATCCCGGCGAGACATTGGGCGCGCAGCAACTGAAGTCGCAGTACGGCTCAGTGCGCATCCGCGACAAGCAAGGCGAAATGGTTAGGGTCGCGCGTGACATTGAGGAGATCACGGCCGAGATCATGTGCAGCGACTTCCAGTTCGAGACGCTGCTGCAGATGTCGCAGATGGAGATACCGACGGCCGAAGAGCAGCAGCAGAAGATGTTTGGGCTGCAACAGCAGATGCAGATGATCCAGCAGCAGGCCATGCAGATGGCGCAGCAGCCGCAGCTCGCACCGCCACAGCCGGGTGCCCCGCCGCAACCGCAGCCGCCACCACCGCAGCAGAACCCGGAGGCGATGAAGCAACTGGAGCAGCAATATACCAAGCTCCAGGGCGACATGGAGGACGAGCAGCAGAGGCCGACGCAGGAGCTGATCCAGCAGTTTATCCGCGACTACCGCACCACGGCGTTTGTCTTGGATATTGAAACGGACAGCACGATCCAGGCCGACGAGAACGCCGAGAAGCAGCGGCGCGGCGAGTTCATGCAGATGATGGCGCAGTTATTGCCTCAGTTGGGCGCGTTGGTTGCGGCGCAGCCGGGAGCGGCCGAGTTCTGCGGCGAGTTGCTGAAGTTCTCAGTGGCGCCGTTCCGCGTTGGCCGCACGCTGGACGGCTCGATCGACAACTTGGTTGAGCAAGTCGAGATGCTGGCGTCGCAGCGTGTCGGCAAGGGCGATCCAAAGCTGGAGGCCGAGAAGCAGAAGCTCGACGCCGTGACGCAGCTTGAGATCAAGAAGCTGGAGGCCAAGAAGGCCGAGAGCGACGGCAAGGCGCAGCTTGAGATGGCGAAGCTACAGCAGCAGGGCGCGATCGAGAGCGCGAAGCTGCAGGGCGAGCACCGTGTCGCGATGTTCGAGGCCGAGAGCAAGCGCCGGCTTGAGGAGTCCAAGATGCAGCAGATGGGCGTCAAGATGCAGCACGACGCCATGCAGCACGATCAGAAGATGCAGGAGGGGCAGCAGAAAATGGCGCTGCACGATCAGGTTGCGCAGCAGAAGGCGGTGGATGCGCAGAACAGGTCTGCCGACATGGCGTCGAGGCGGCAGTTGAGCGAGCGTAACCAGTTGTTCAAGGAGCGGCAGGCGCTCGATCCCTATCCATCAGTGTTGGGCTAAATGGCGCTTGAGTTTGAAAAACCTGTGCGACATGAGAACGTGCTTCCCGACGAGGTGCGCCGGCACGTCTATGACTTTCTCAATGAGCCGGGCTGGGAGACGGGCTGGAAGAGCAACAGCAAGCGGGATGGCTACTCGTTCCTGCACAAGCACTACGCCGGGCACCGCAAGGTTGGCGCCGACAAGGCGTATGACTGCGAGGACGAGCTGAAGAAGACTGCGCCGGTTATTTACGATGCGTGGTTCCTGGTTAAGGACAAGGTATTTGCCGGCCACACGCTGGTGCGGTGCTACGCCAACGGCATGGCCTACGGCATGGACGGCACGGTTCACAGTGACGCCAGCGAGCCTGGAAATTACACCGCCGTTTATTACCCCCACGAGCGGTGGTCCCCCAACTGGGGCGGCGAGACGATGTTCTTTAACCGAGGAGAGGACCGTATCGTCGCCTGCTTTTTTCCCAGGCCCAACTCGATAGCCGTGTTCGATGGCCGCATGCCGCACCGGGCCAATGGCGTGACGCGAAGCTATCCGGGGATGCGGATAACCTTGATGTTCAAGACAACGAAGGATGCTCCCAATGCCGCAACCGTATGATGCCGGCCGCGACGACGTTACCGACGCGCTGATGGGACAGAACAAGGGCGGGGCGCTGGGCTACGGCCTGTCCGGCCTTGCCGGCGCCATGCCGGCCAACATGCCTACGGCGGCTCCTCCCGGCCTGCCGCAGACGCCTGCCGGTGGTGTCCCAGGTAGTGGGCTGGCACCGGCAGTGCCGTCCAACATGGCTCTGCCGCCGCGGCCACAGCAGCAGGGCATGTCGTTGCAACAGAACAGCATGGGGACGATGCCTGAGTTGAGCGGCATGGGCGCCGCGCCGCAGGGCATGCCAATGGGGATGCCGCAGCTTGGTGCGATGGGCGCCATGCCGCCGCAGGCACAGGGCATGCCGCAACTTGGCGCACCGCAACGAGGACGGCGGATCTACTGATGAACGATCGGCAGCGCGAGTTCCTGATCAGCCTGGACGCGAACAAGACGCGCCACAGCGGACGCACGCTGTTCGAGCACTTGAAGGGCGTGCACGATCTGTTGCGCGACTGGGACAACGGCACCGACGTGTGCCTCGCCGGCCTGTTTCACAGCATCTACGGCACCAACGTGTTCAAGCACCAGTCGCTGCACGATCGCGGCGCACTGGTAAACATGATCGGCGTCAGGGCTGAGTTGCTTGTGCATATCTTTGCTACCGGCGATCGTCCGCTGTTTGAGAGCGTCGAGGACAAGGACACGCGGCTGAAGCTGCAAGAGATCGAGGCCGCTAATTTGCTTGAGCAGGGCGGCAACGCCAACACGCTGCGCAAGCTGGCGCGGATGAAACTGAGCAACGGCGCCAAGGCGGCGCTCGGCGAGGTGGTGTGATGAGCGACTGGTGGCTGGGCCAGTTAGCGAGGCAGGATCAGTACGGCGAGCCACCGCCGGCCAACTGGCCTGAGCAGTCGCCACCTGATGCGTTCGAGGCCGCCGCCGCGCGTGTGCGTGCGCCATATCGCAACGCAGCGCCAGTTGGTGCCAGGATCGGCCAGCTTGCCGAGCAGATCACGTCGATGCCGAGCTGGGCGGACGTGGCGACAGAGCAAATGAACAAGGATAAAGAGGCGTTTAGGACGGGCGGCATTGGTAGTCTGTTGGCCGACACGTCTGTCGCTCAGGAGCTAGCCGGCGGGTTTGGTGGAACCACCAAGGCAGTTGGCAAGCCGGTGATAGGCGAACTTGCCAGTCCGTTCTACAGCGCCGCCGGTCGCGCCGTCGAGAACGCCAAGCTAGGCAAGGGCACGGGCGAGCAGTGGCTGGGCTATCTCCGCAACCAGCCCGGCGTGAAGCCGGAAGAACTGCAATATGTGTTCGGCAACTTGCCCAAGGAAGGCATGCTGACCAAGGCGCAGATGCAGGCGCATGCGGCTGAGAATGCGGTGACGCTGGGGGAGGTGGTGAAGGGTAAAAGAACCGAATTACCAGAAGAATGGTTAAACAGACCGTTTGAAGAAATGACACCTGATGAGTTGGCTAGGTTAAACACAAGAGACAACCCGACCAAATACTCCCAATGGCAACTCCCCGGCGGCGAGAACTATCGCGAGACGCTGCTGACGTTGCCGAGTGAGATGCCGAAAGAAATGATAGCCGCAAGAGATAATGTTACCCGGCTGGAGCGGCAGGCAGCCGATCAGATGGCGGAATGGAAGGGTTTGGCCGAGGCTAGTCCGCCCGGCGATCCGGCAACACTGGCTGCGTATCAACGTCTTGCCAGTACCCGCAGAGAATTAGGTGCTGCCGATGAATTGGCTGGGAGACTTTCCAACCAACGTGCAGACGCTACTTTCCGCTCCTCCCACTGGGACGAACCCAACGTCCTGGCGCACGTCAGGACCAACGACCGCGAGATACCGGGCGTAGGCAAGTCGCTGCATGTGGAAGAGATACAAAGCGACTGGCACCAGAAGGGGAGGGGTGAGGGATACAGGCAGCAAATTCCAGAGGCAGAGAGGCCTGCGGCCATTGAGAAATTACATGAGTTTGAAACCAGACTGAACGAACTAGGGCCGCAACGCAGCACGGCAGAAGGTGCCGCAGCGTATGACGCCTTAAGGGCTGAAGCCACTACGCTACGCAACAGGATTACCGGCGAAGGTGGCGTCCCCGACGCCCCATTCAAATCCACCTGGGCCGATGTCGCGCTGAAGCGCCAGATCCGCGAAGCCTCCGAGAAGGGCTACGACGCCATTTCATGGACGCCGGGAGAGGCGCAGGCGGCGAGGTATGATCTGAGCAAGCATATCGACAGTTTGAAATGGTACAGGGACGGTGACAATTATCGGATCAGTGCCGGAAAAGATGGCGAACTTGTTCTACACGAACCAGTAGTGCCTCCTGAGAAACTTGCCGACACTGTCGGCAAAGAATTAGCCGAGAAGATCGCCAAGAGTGAAGAACAGCACGGCGTAATGTCCGGCCTCGACCTCAAAGTCGGCGGCGAAGGCATGCGCGCCTTCTACGACAAGATGCTGGTCGATAAGGCCAACGCCATTGGCAAGAAGCACGGCGCGAGGGTGGAGCAAGGTCCGCTGCCAGCCGAAAAACCGTCAGAAATAGAGTTAAGACGGCTGCACGACAATACGAAGCCAGACGAGATAGCCACGGCAAAATACAGCAAGCAGTGGGACGAGTTGGTTGCCGACAAGCATGCAATCCTAGCTCAGAACAACGATCCAACACTAAAACAGTCGCCGCTCTATAAGCAGGCTGGACTAGCCAGGATCAACCAGATCGAGGGTGAGCTAGATAAGCTGCACCAAGTCATGGTTTCCGAGACTGTGAAGCGAGTAGTAGCCGAGAGAAAGGGTCCAGCCGCGCACGTCCTCCGCATCACGCCAGAGCTACGCGCCGCCGCCATGAAGGGCTTTCCGCTGTTTACTGCCGGCGGCTTAGTTGTTGGCGGCGCAATGGGCGAACTGGCGCGGCAGGACAAGTACGGACGAAACGAGTAACAACGCACAACCCCAGGAGGACGACATGGCTAAGCATCCCAGGACAAAAGACGAGGACGACGACGACACCGACGTGATGACCAAGGCGATCAGGACGCGGACCAAGGACGAGGACGAGGCCGAAGGCGTTGCTACAACAGCCGACGAGGTCGAGCCGTTTCTCGCCAGCGACGTGGCGCCTGGCTTCACGGCCGGGCCTATCCCAGGTGCCGGCTCGATCTCGGCCATCAAGGTGGACACAGCCACCTACGGCACCGAGACGCCGCCGCGGCAGACGCCACCGACCAGCATCGAGAACTTCATGAAGCACTCGCCGCCGAGCTTCCACGACAGCAATGGCGCGAAGATCGTTAGCCTAGCCCCGACGCTGTCCGGTATCTCGCCGGCCACCGCGGTGGCGGTCACGGGTGCCGATCTGACGGTAACCGGCACCGGCACCAACTTCGACCGGGCGACGTTCCTGACTGCCGGTGGCGCCATCCTCACCAACACGCAGTTTGTCAGCGCAACATCGTTGACGGCTGTGATCCGGCCGGCGCTGAACGTTCCCGGCATCGTCAAGGTGACGGCGAAGAATCCTGGCGGCGAGAGCGTGCAGAGAGACTTCACATTCACCTGAGGTGAAAAATGGCGCTTCCCGTAAACACCGTAGCGGCGGGCGGCTTGCCCGTTGTTGATGTCACTGCCACGTTTCCAAATATGGGTGCGCCTGTCACTGAGGCGGCGGCTGGCCGTGGAACAGCCGTCACCAAGGTGACCGCGCTGGGCGTCCCGGTGACGTTCGTGGTGGTGTCAACGACGGGCGGCAACCCAAAATGAGCGTCCTGGTCGAGGTCGCGCCTGGGAGGTGGCGCTTCGTCAGGCCTGAGACGCCTCTGGCCCGCAGCAGTCTGCCGCTTCCGTATGTCATCAGCGATAGCATGCCGCCAACCGAGCAAGTTGATGGCGTGTTCTACGAGAGCAAGTCAGCGTTCCGCCGAGTTGGAAGGCAACTTGGCTTAGTCGAGGTGGGCAATGAAAAGCCGAAGGCAAAAACTAGGGCAAGCAGTCAAGAGCGGGCTGAAAAAGCGCGTCGAGAAGCGATCGGCAAGGCAATCTCGCAATACCAAGCGGGCCGACGAGTTCAAGTTGGTGCGCAAAAGGATCGATGAGTTCGCCAAGACGCATCCTGGCTTCGACAAGCTGGCCGAGGAGATCATCTT